GGCCCGACCAAATCGTCGCGCAGCTGCTCGTCATACGGCAGCGCCACCGCCTCGGAGGCCACCCAGTCGGCGCAGCGCTGCCACAGCTCATCGCGCAGCCGCATGTAGCGTGTCTCGATCGCGGGTGCCTCGCCGACGTTGACGCCCTGGGTCGGCACATCGAGCTCGCGCAAGCGGTCCTCGACGCCGGCGCCGATGCCGATCGCATCGACCACCACCAGCTTCGGTCGCTGCAATACCGGCGTCGCGTTCCATTCGTGGTGGATGTGGCCGACCAGCTGCATGGTATCGAGCCCGGCCCAGCGCCGCGGCGGCTCGCGCACGACGTTGCCGCGGCGCTTGATCAGCACCGAGCGGTCGGTGCCGAAACGCGCCACGTCGACGCCCCAAACCTCCGCATCCTCGGGGTTCCACGTGATGACGCGCTCCATCGCCGCCTCGACCAGCCTGGCAGCGATCATCGTATCGCCATCGGACAGCGGAAATTCGCCGAGCACCCGCACCCGGTAGGCGTTGCTCTCGACGCCGTACCGCTCGGCGACTTCGGTCACGTAGCGCGGATCGACCCGCTTCGAATCGAGCGACGAGACCCTGAGACAGAACCAACGATCGCGCTCGAGCGTCTGGGTGCGCCAAAAGAAACCCGTCGAGCGCGTCGGATTGCCGGTCAGGATGGTGATTGCGCCAGGCGAGCTCATTGACCCGCCGGCGGCCTCAAAAACCGCCTCCGGCACGCCGGAGGCCTCGTCGATCAATAACATGACCCAAGCGGAATGGACCCCTTGCAGGGCCTCCGGCTGATCGGCGCGGCTGGTCCGCGCGGTGATGAAGGCATCCTCCGGCGCGACGCGCAGCTCGATCCGGTCGCTGGTGGCGCTCAGCAGCGCCTGCCAGGCGGCCGGCAGCCGGCGCAGCCAGTGCATGATCTCGGCCCAGAGCGCGTCGTAGAGCTGCGGCGCCGAGGGCGCGGTGATGACGGTCTTGAACGGGTAGCGGGTGAGGCCAAACCAGAGCGCGGTCCAGGCGAGAAACGCGGTTTTGCCGACGCCGTGGCCGCTGCGGATCGATAATCGCAGATAGCCACGGCAGAGCGCCATCAAGGCCGCATGCTGCCAGGGATCCGGCTCGGCGCCGAAGATATCGCGCACAAAGCCGATCGGATCGCGCTGATAAAGCGTGGCCAAGAAGGCAAACGGCTCCGCCATACCGGCGAGCTCGTCCGCCGTCAGCCGCGGCTTGGTTTCCGCCGCACCGGCCGCGGTGGCGCTAGTTGTTGTCACGCAAGCCCCGCACGGCAGCATCCCAGAGCGCCAACGCCTCGGTCGGCAGCCCCGGAGACCGCGCCCGGTCCGGGGACAGTGCGTTGCCGGTCGCCGCCTCCGAAGGCGTCTCGAGGGCCTCGGTTGGCACGCCGGAGGGCGCCGGGAGCGCTTTCACCGCCAGCAGGTGCATGTGCAGCACCTCCGCGAGGCTGCCACCTTCCGCCGCCTCCTTGCGCCAGCCGGGGATTGTCGCATCCCAGATGAATTCCGCCGCGCGCAATATTTCGTTGGCGAATTTCTCCTCCGGCAGCCGCATGATCGTGACCACCCGGTCGAGCGCCTCGAGAGCGTGGCGCCTGGCGACCGCCCGGAGCTCGGTCGACTCGGGTCGACCGCCGGGATTGCCCGATTGCCCCGGCAAAAACGGCCGCCCGCGGGTCATTGGCCGCCCGGAGACTGCGCCGGCTCCCGGCCCACCGGGCCGTCTGGGGGCAGGCCGAGCATGATCGCCAGCAGCGGCGGCAGGGGCTTGGCGCGACGCTTACGCCCGGTTGAGCCGGCGAGTTTCACGCCCTGGCCCTTGGGCAGTGGGGGGATGACCGGCACCGCCTTCCGACGGCTTTTCCGTGGCCTGGACGCGCGTTGGCGCATGGCAAGGGCCTCGCAAAATGGACGGATGGGGGGATGGCAGAGCCCCGCAGAGGGGGCGCGATGGCGAGGCTATGCCGCATGACAGCCGGATTGCAACCCCCCCGGACCGGGCGCGGTCCCCGGACCGGGGCCGGGACGGCCTTCCCCCCTGCCCCCCCTCCCCGCGAGCGGAGAGGGGGAACGCGAGGCTTGACCACGACGACGGGGTTATGAGACCGTCAGCGCCTGCCGGTGTATTTGCACCACCCCGGCAGCCGCATGTCGGCCACGGTCAAGCTGGACTGGCACGGGGCGGAGATCGCGCTAGAATGCTTCGATGAACTCACCCATTTCAGCGCCAGCCAGTTCTGGTATCTGCTGTCGCGAAATCGCTCGATGTCCGGTGTGCGCGGCTACATTCGAGCTAGTTGTAATCCTGATGCAGACTCCTGGGTGCATAAACTCATTGACTGGTGGATTGATCCCGCGTCAGGGTTGCCCATTCCCGAACGCTCCGGGTTGCTTAGGTGGTTCGTGCGCCAGAACGATGACACCATTCATTTCGATGACACCGTAGAGGAGATGAAGCTGCGCTACCCAGGTAGCGAGCCCAAGAGCATAACTTTCTTGCGTCACGAACGGACCTACCGAGGCAGCCGCGCCCACAGAGGTCGCGTCCAGCAAAAACACCGCCGGGATCGGCGCACCCCCGGTAACGATAGCCTCAATGCTGATTGGCGCATTGGCGACGATCGTGGTCGCCGTGCCGGCACCATTGGCCGTGCCGGTCACCGTCGAGGCGGTGCCGGTTTGGCTGAACGCCAGGATGGTGCCGGCATTCGCCGCAGCGCCGATTGGTCCAACGCCGCTGCCGGCGAGGCAAGCGATGGCGACGCCAGCCAACAATGCCGCAGCGGCCGTGCCGGGCGCGGTCCCCGGACCGGGCGCGGTCCCCGGACCCCCAAACCCCCGACCCTGATCGCCTGAACCCGGTTGGGAGCCGGCCAGACCCCGCAAAACCCGGTTTTTCACCCGGTAGGGCCGCGCCGGCGAGGCGGAGGCGCCGGAGGGCGCCCGGGGGGGCATCGTTCGATATCGGACTATATCATTCGGCATCGAATGATATAGTTCGGCGCCGAACCATCCGTGGTCGCCTTCTGGCGGCCGCTCGCGGGGTGCATCGCCGGGTGCATGCCTCGGAGAGCCGCGGAGATGGCTGGTTTGCGGGCTGTCAGCGCATATCCCATGCGCCTTCCGGCCATCCTCACAGGCGGAAACGTTCGCGCCCGACCATCTCACAGCCTGAGACAAAACCACGCCAAACCAGCCGCCAGACCGACCACAACGTGAAACGGCTCCCGCCCGGTCCGCTGTTCTGAGCGACCCTCCAAGGACCTTCGCTCCAAAGAAAAAAGAAAGAAAGACTCTTCCTCGCTTGTGAGTCTTTGAGCCTCGCGCGCGAAACGCAAGCCGCGTGCCACTCCCCGAAGGTCTGCCACGCGTCAATCAGCATAGGGTGTGCTCACGGAGTGTCCCAAGCGTCCCACGCCTGGGAATAACCCTTATTTGCTCAAATAAATCAGTCCCTTAACCCCGGGACACCTGGCGGGACAGAGCTGGGACAGTTCGTTTTCTCTGTCCCAGCTGGCCCACCGGCGCACCGAGCCTAGGCACGGTTCGCAGCGTCGCGCAAGTGCATAGCAGCGATTCGCAAAATCACGGTTGACCGATCGAACACTAACTAATAAATATACGCCAGGCCGCGCGGAATCATCCGCCGCCACAGCTAGGGAAACCCCTACCATGCGAACCCTCACAACCGGTTGCCTTGCCTATTTTGAAACGGTGCACGGCGGCCTGGTGCCTTGCCGCGTCGTTTCAATAGATCCTGTCAACCATTATATGGTGCAATTCCAGGTTACCGCGTCACGCGCCGGTTATCAGAAAGGCTCGCACTATAACGGCACGACCATGCAGATCATCCCGCGCGACGCGGTGCGGTTCCGCAAATATGGGACGTGGATCCTACCCTACAAAGTAGGGGCATAAAGCCATGTCAACCATCGATCGCAGCGCCGTAGCACAAGCTCTCGCCAAGGCGATTGCCTACAAGAATTGCGGCAAGGACAGCGACGCGGAACAGTGGGCACGCAAGCTGATCCGGCTTCTCGAGTGTCACAATATTCTGCGCGCGGAGTGAACACCATGTATGATTTTGCCGTCACGAATAGCAAGCCGGGCACTTGCGAGAAATGCTGCGGGTCCGGCGTTTATCGATGGGCGGGACACGTCGAAAATGGCGTGTGGCGCGGCAAAGAAGGCTCGTGTCATTCTTGCCGAGGAACCGGAAAGCAAACTACGCGCGATATGCGACGCAACACGGCTTACAATCGATACAAGCTTTCCTGCATATCGCTTTGACTCACGCAACGGCCCGCTTCGGCGGGCCGTTTTGTTATGCGCACCAGGCATGTCGGCGATTCGCAAAGTCACGGTTGACCGATCGCACACCAACTAATAAATACACGCCAGCCCGCTCGGAATGATCCGCCGGCACAGCTAGGGAAACCCCTACTAATGCAAAACCAGTATCAAACCGTCACCGATCGCATCGTAACCATGCTGGAAGCCGGCACACGCCCATGGTGCAAGCCATGGCAAGACGGCGCGTCGGTCACTGTCGGAGGCCTGCAGCGGCCGCTCCGCGTCACGTCTTACATCGCCTCGTGGATTCGCGTGCTGAAAAATGACAATCGCGCCATCTTTAAGGCTGCCACGCTTGCCGAAGCGGCCGCGCGATACCTCCACGCGCAACAGTCCGCCGAAGCGCTCGCCATTGCAGCTTGACCACGATCGGCACGCTAGCCTAGGCTCGCGCCGTCATAACCTATTCCCCCTTGGCCCGCGGGCAGCAATGTCCGCGGGTTTCTGTATGACCGACAGAGACCGACTAAGCGCTGCGCTCACAAGCGTGCACTGGTCGCCGCGCGAGCTCGCGGAGGTATTGGACATCCGCGCCGACACGGTGCGGAAATGGCTGGCGGAGCGCGCGGCGATTCCGCCGTCCATCTTGCCATGGCTGGAAACGCTGGCCGCGTTCCACGATGCGCACCCGCGGCCGCCTCGCGACGCGGCCCTCGGATCGTCCGACATCGAATGATATGATCCGGCGCCGAATGGTTCGGTGCCGAGCCACTCCGCGTCGGCGCCGGCAAGAAACGTCGCCGGGAAACTTTCCCTATATATTCTCGGTGTTCGAGCTGAAATTTTTTCCGTTTGCCGCCGCCAGAATCGAAACCCGTCTTGCCTGCAATTTTCAGCGCAGCGGATGCGCCGGCAGCGGTACGATGCATGCCAGCAGATCGAACACCACGTAAATCACGAAGATCAAGATCACCACCCACATGATGATATTGATCACGTTCAGGATCACCGTGCCGGCCGGCGCGATTTGCGGCAGCAACGACGGTACCACCAAGCGAATGATGGCGACCACGGCACAGACCACGACCAGCCAAATCAGCAGGCTTTCGACGGCCCCCAGCGAGAAGCACATTGTCGGTCCTCCGGCTTGGTGAATTTCAATTCCGCTGGCGGATTGCCGCCCGGGAATTCCGGCAATACGATGCGACTGCCGCTGATCGTCACCGGCACCTCGTAACCCCGGCTCAGCCAATACTGCCGGATCTGATCAGCGCACCGCATCGCGATCGCACGCGCCTCATGCCATTCCGGGCTTTCCGCCGGCGGTTCGGCTGGTAGAGCATGTTTCTTTCGCGTCATGCGCTCACCATTGTTTCACGCGCTCGACATAGGCCTCGATCTCGCGCTCGAGCACGATCCGCCGGTACAGCGTCAACGGTCCGATCTCGCGGTCGATCAGCTGGATCAGCTGCTCGAGCTCGATCGCACGCAACTGCCGCTGCCCCCGATCGATTACCGTCGGCACGACGAGCCAGCCTTCGTTGATCCACGGCGGCTCGACACCTCCGACGCCAGCCACGGCCAGCCGGCGCGACGAGCGCAGTCGAGGCACCAGACGCGCGAACCATCGGAGGCCCCGAACACCACCGCCGCACGCCGACAACAATCGCACGCGACGCGTGCCGGGGACCGCGTCCGGTCTAGCTTTCGTCGGCGATCGGATCGCCGGTCATGATATTGGCCCATGCTTCTGCTG